CGGCTAGCGGCGAAGCATTCCAAGAAGCACAAGGCTCCGGCCAGGTCACCGTTGAAGGAAGTCTCGAAGCTTCTGGTATCACCGTCCGGATCGGTGCAGGTTCGACTACCGTTGAAGGGTCCTTGACCGCTACTGGTAGCGCTCCGTTTTTTGGTGCTGCCGCCGGGTCCGGTTCGGTCACCGCTCAAGGTTTTGTCGAGGCTGATGGTTACACGGTCCGGTCCGGTACTGGAACACTAGGCGCTGAGGGTTTCCTGACCGCGGTCGGCTATGTCATCCACTCCGGTTCCGGCGAAATCGTCGCGGAAGGGTTCCTCGTCGGATCGTCCCGCCGTCGAGGTGTCTGGCCGAAAGAACACGACGGTCAGACCATATCAATCGGCCTCGAACCATTCGACACGACAGCGATCAGCCTCGAACCGGTACCCGTCGCCGTCGACAAGTTAGAACCGGAAGGAGTGGACGTATGAGTCAGTCGCTGGTCAACACCGAACCGACCTTCCGCATCGTTATCGGCGCCGAATCGGTCGGAGACATCACAGTGACCGTGACCAACGGGAACGGAACCGTCGTAGACGAGGACGCTGCCACAACCGACAACGAAGACGGAACATACGACTACACGCTCTCCCTGGACGACAACTCTCGGATCGACGTTCTCAAACTGGTATGGACTCTCGACACCGGCGAAACCGTCACCACCTTCGAAGAGATCGTCGGCAACCTCCTGTTCACCGTGAGCTCGGCCCGAGAGTTCGGAGCGAAATCGGACGCGACCGCAGCGTTGAAACCGCTCGCCTCCACAACCGAATATCTGACAGCCACTATCGCAGCGGAACGAGCACGGATCACCGAAGACCTCGAATATTGGACGGGCCGCGCGTGGATACCCCGCTATGCCCGCACCGTATTCTCCGGGAACGGGACTGGCCGACTGCAACTCCGCAAAGGTATCTGCCGGACCGCCGACGGGTACATGCTCAACCGGCCGGGAAGGTTCAACGATACTGCTCTCCTCCTTTCCGCGTCGATAGGCGGCACGGCGGTAACCCTGTCCAACGTTGAAATCGACCCGGTCTCCGAAACGCTCATCCTCAAATCCGGTGTCTGGACTCATGCGACCGCGGCCAACCCGTACAACATAACCGTCGAATACGTGTACGGCCCGCCCTACCTGATCGACGGTGTGGACCGGATCGCCCTGAAAATCCTCGTCGACCGTCTCGTCCCGTCCGCATTCCCCGACCGGGCGCTCCGGGTTGAAGGCGAATACGGGACCATGCAGCTAGTCCAACCGGGCGGACCAATGAAGAACGTCTCCCGGGTCCCGGAAGTGAACGACTGGGTTTCTCGTCACGATCACAGGGTCCTCGTCGGATGAGCTCCAAGTTTCAGGATGTCCGCACGGCTCTCGTCACCCTGATCGTCGCTCGTCTCGCCTCCCAGTCGATCACCGGCGTCAAGGTCACGGACTTCCCTCCGCTTGGTGAAGTGGCGTTCGACGACCGGATCTACCTGGGACGTATACGTGTCGATCAGGAACCGTTAGGTATGGGCGGCGCTAACCGGCTGGTCGACGAGGACATCACAGTGGAACTGTTCGTGGTCGCGTCGAAACCGGGCGGCGACAACGACGATATGAAAGCCTGCGAGGAGCGAGCCGAAACGATTTTCTCGGCGGTGGAGAACGGACTGCGAGCGTCGTCGTCGGTGTCTTCCACTGTCATGTTCGCCGAAGTAGCAGCTTTCGAATCGGTCCCGTTCGCTTCCGATAACCGGTTGGGCGTGATGATCGAGGCGACCGTTGCTGCCACTGCCAACGTTTAGGAGACTCCCGTGACTTTCGAAGAGAAGAAACCTCGTTACCGCGCCCTGGTAGGCGTCGACTTGAAAGACGGCGACAGTGAACACAGGGTCGAGCCCGGCCAACTGATCCCCGTCCGTTTCAACGATCTGCTGCCTGAAACCTGGTTCGGTCGGAAAGTAGAGGAGGCATAACATGGCCGCTGTTCACGGCTCTAAAGGTTCGGTCCTTCTCGACGAGTTCGACGTATCCCAGTATTTCACTCAGGCGTCAGTCGTGAAACAGGCGCAGACGGTGAACGTGACCACGTTCGGCAACGACGACAAACTCTATATCGTCGGCCAAGGGTCCGGCAGCCTTTCCCTGAACGGGGTTTGGGACGGTGCCGCGGGAGCTGTCGACTCAACACTCGACGCGGCGCTCGGCTCCGACACTGTAATTACTGTCGGCATTGGCGGGTCTGCCACCTTGGGCGGTCCGGCCATCCTCCTCCAAGCGTTGAACACCGGCTATCAGATCCGCCCGACGGTTAACGATGCTGTTCGTATAACGGCGAACGCTACAGCGAATGGTGGAGTCCGGATTGCTGGCGTGTTCCTCCAACCGCTCGAAGCGGAGACGACCACGTTCAACGGGTCGTCGGTGAACAATCTTGCATCGTCGGCGTTCGGTGGGGTCGCACACTTGCATGTCACAGCGTTCGACGGGACTGACGCCACCGTGAAAGTCCAGGATTCGGCGGACAATGACATGTGGGCGGATCTGGTCACGTTCACTGAGATCACTGATGTCGGCTCGCAGCGGATACTCGTTGAGGGTGTGGTGGACCAGTACCTACGTTTCGCGGTGACCGTAGACAATTTCACGTCAATGGTGATCGCCTGCAGTTTCGCCCGCAACCGGCGGGCCTAACCCCCTATTGAAAGGAACACTCAATGAGTGCTGTTCATGGTTCCAACTCGTACGTGTCGATCGACGGAGACGACGTTTCCGTTTATCTGGATACTGCAACGTTGGACAAGATGGTCGAAACGGCTGAAGTGACCGCTTTCGGCGACGACGACAAAGAGTACATTCCCGGCCTCCGCGACTCGACGATTAGTGGTGGTGGACATTGGGATGCGACCGGCGACGGGTTCGTAGCCGACTGGGATGACGGTGCTGTTGTCGCTGTGATCGTCGGTCCTGCCGGATCTGCGAGCGGAATGGTCGAGTACACGTTCAACGCGATTCTCACGTCCTACAACGTTGACATGCCTGTCGGTGGTCGTGTCGGATTTTCGTTCAGCCTGCAACGGACCGGCGCCACTGGACGTTCCACGTTCGGCTCGTAATTGGCTGAAACTCAGGTTGTCATCCGCGGGTTGGACGAACTCCGCAGGGAGCTGCGTCGTATAGACCCGCGGCTGGCGAAAACCTTACAGGTCGCGAACAAGCGTGTGTCGGAACGGGTCGTATCCAGGGCACGCCCCGCCATTCAAGGACTCCGGTCGCCGGGTGGTTCTCGAGCCCAGTCGGGTATACGAGCTCGAGCTTCACAATCGAAGGCGTCGGTCGTCCTGTTGGGGTCTAATCCGACGATCCGTGCGAACGTGTTCGGCACGCTGTCTCATAAGGTGTTCGGCCGGAACGTGTCCGGTCATGGCCCGTTCCTGCCGTGGCTGGGCGACTCGTGGCAGCCGGAACAGCTCTACGGGTTGGGGCCTGCGTTGACTGAGACTGTCGACGGGTTCGCTCTCACCGAGTATGCGGATAGTTGGATGGACGCGCTAGCCGCCGCTTTTCCTGACTGACGGAGGATTCTGATGGCGACGAGCAGGAAACGCAACGTCGAAATCGACGTTGTCGTAGACGATGCGAAGGCGAAGGCGAAACTCAAAGGGATAGGCGACTCGGCCGGTCAGGCCGGTTCCGGCGGGTTCGGCAAGCTTGCGAGTTGGGTGAAGATCGGTCTTGGAGCGCTCGCCGGCTCTCAAATGCTCGACGCCATTTCGGCGATCGACAGGATGAACATTCGGGCGGAGGCTGTCGGGAAACGGTTCGAAACCGTGTTCGGCGAGACGACTGTTATGGCCCGCGAGTGGGCTTCCGAACAGCGTGAAGCTTTCGGCCTGTCTCAGACCGGCATGGAAGATGTCATGGCGGCAACCCAGGACCTTTTGGTTCCGATGGGTTTGACCCGCGATCAAGCCTTCGAAATGTCCAAGGAGATCCTGACCACTGCCAACGCTCTTTCGGAGTGGACCGGCGGCACCCGGTCTGCTGAGGAAGCTCAGCGGATCATGACGAAGGCGATCCTGGGGGAACGGGATGGTCTGGTCGAACTCGGCGTGAAAATCAGCGAGGCGGACGTTCAAACCCGGCTTGCTGAGAAAGGTCAGAAGGGTCTTACTGGCACCGCCCTAGAGCAGGCCAAAGCGATGGCCACGCTGGAACTGATTACCGGCAAGTCGACGGACGCGTTGGCGGGCTATGAGGATCGGGCTGGTAGTGCGATCGCGAAACAGAAAGAGTTGACGTCGTCGACGGCGGAAACAGCCGAAGTGTGGGCTGAAGAACTGAAACCGTTGTTAGACAACGCGAAGGTTGTTCTGAACGATCTGGGGACGATGGTCGCCTCGTTGAACGACCGGAATGTGGAGGCGGCGGAGTCGACGGGCGGCTGGAAGGCCGAACTGGGTGGACTGTTCCAGAATCTCGGCCCGGTGGGTGAAGCCCTCCACATGGTCGCTGAAGGGACGAGGGAGCAGGCCGACGAGGCTAAGCAGGCGGTTCCGAAACTGCTCGACTGGGAGAAGCGTGTCATCGCGATGGGCGACGCCGCTGAGGATGCTGCGGTCGAACTGGACAATCTGGCTTCTGAACTGTTGGAGCTGGTCGATCCGGCGTTCAAAGCTGCACGGGCTGAGGATGCTGCCCGTGAGGCGCATGAGAAGATGTCGGCTGCGGTGGCGGAGTTCGGCCCGAAATCGTTGGAGGCCCGTCAGGCAACCGCCGACTATGCGCAGAAGGCGTTGGAGGCGAAGGCTGCGCAGGATCAGTTGGCGGAGAACGGTCCGACCTTGGAGGCGTTGGGGGAGATCGCCGGAGAATTGGGGTTGACTTCGGATCAGGCCGCCATCCTGGATTCGTGGCTGCGGGGCTTGTCGAATGTTCCACTGTTCACGGCAAAGCAGATCGAGAACATTCGGAAAACGAAAGAGGAGCTTGAAGCTTTCAACGCTGCACGGTCGGGTACTGCTCCTCCGTCTAGCAGCGGCGGAGGTGGTGCGGTTCCGGTCGACCGGCGTGCGTCTGGCGGTCCTGTCTCATCGGGCGAAACGTACCTGGTCGGTGAGAAGGGTCCTGAACTGCTGCACATGGGTTCGTCGGGGACCGTCATCCCCAACGACAAGATCGGCACCAGTGGCGAAGGAGTAACGGTCATCGTTCAGGGGTATGTCGGCTCGGAGGCGATGCTCGCCGCAGAATTGGACCGGCTGCTCACCAACCGTAAGAAACGGAACGGGCTGGGCTTCTGATGGGCTGGTCTGACGATGTCACGTTGACGGTCGAACTCGGATTCGGTTCGGGACCTCTCGCTGACAGTCCCACCTGGACGGACATCACATCTGACGTGCGGGGCCTGTCGATCAGCCGGGGCCGGTCGTCGGTCCGTTCCTCCTTCGATGCTGGCTCCTGCACGATCACAGTGTCGAATCTTGACGGCGAATACGACCCGGCTAACACGGCCGCTACGAACTATCCGAACTTGAAGCTCGGAACTCCCGTCCGGATGCAAGCCGTACATAATTTGACAACATACGACTTGTTCCGCGGGCACGTGTCGGCCTGGCCGCTCGACTATCCGTCATCCGGCAAGGACGCCGTAGTCACACTGGAAGCGTCCGAAAACCTTGCCCTGTTGAACACGACACTCCTGTCCGAATCGTATGCGGAGGAGAATACGGACGACCGGATCGCCGCGGTGCTCACGGATGCGGGTTGGCCTGCCGCCGACCGTGACCTTGACGCTGGTACGTCTCCGGTTGCTGCTGTCGTGTATGAGGGGTCTGCTCTCGGCCAGATTCTCGCTGCTGTCGCCGCAGAGCAGGGCGTGTTCTTCATTGCTAAGGACGGTGACGCCACGTTCCTGAATCGTGTCGCCTTTTCGACCGCCACGTCGCAGGCGACTTTCGATCCTGGCACCGATCTGGACTATTCGACGGTCCGGCTCGCATACGACTACGACTTTCTTATCAACCATGCGGTCGTGACCGCCGGTAACGACGAATCGGGCGAAGCGTCCGACGCGACTTCGATTGCTGATCATGGAGAATTTTCGCATGAGGAGACGGTCGACCTGCTTCTCGGCGAAGCGTACGCGTTGAACGTGGCGGAGTGGATTGTCGGGAAGAACAAGGATATGGCCGTTCGAGTGGTCGGATTCACGATCAGCCCGCAGGAAGATCCGACGGACCTTTGGCCTGAAGTTCTAGACCGGGAATTGCTCGATCTGGTAACGGTGAAAGTGTCCACACCGGGCGCTGGTGATGATCTGAACCAGCTGGTCGCTGTTGAAAGCGTCCAACACGAGATCACTCCCGGCTTCTGGCAGACGACCTACTCGTGTCATCCACTGTCGGTTTTGGAACAGACCGACTTTTGGATTCTGGGCACGTCCGAACTTGGAACGGAGACGATCCTCGCATGAGCTACGCCTACGTGAATCATGGCCGGTGGGTCGCCCACTGTGAAACGGACGGGTGTTCGGGGGCTGAGATGGTTTGGCCGGGCGGTGCAGTGAGAGAACTCGAGAGCGGCCGTAAGTATGGGATCAGCCGTCAGGGTGTCCTCCACTGTGGGAACTGCGGACAGACCTCACAAGTGTCGTTCCCGGCTGAGCGCCCTCAGATCACTCGGATTCTCAACCGGCGTCCTGTTCCGGAAACGCGTAACTGGTATCCCGGTGAAACCGCCGAGGGTCTTGCTGCTGAGAACGCTGAGAAAGGTGTGGACTGATGACGTGGAGCGCACCCCGGACATGGGTAACCGCAGAGGTAGTAACTGCAGCCCTTCTCAACGCTCACTTGCGGGACAACCTGCTGGAGACATCTACTGCTACTGCTACGACCGCCGGGGATCTGGTGTATGCGGACGCTGCGAATTCGATGGGTTCCCGGTTGGGGATCGGTGCGGTTCCGGCGATCCTGTCGACTACCGGCTCGGCTCCGGTGTGGCGTAGCGTGGTCCAATCGTTGGGTGACGCCTCTTATGTGGAATCTGCAGTAAACGGTGTCAGTTCGTATACCGACTTCACCGGATGGGGCGCTGGAACCAACGTGACTGTCACCGTCACCACAGGGACTAGGGCGATGGTCCGGTGGGGCTGCCGGTTCGCATCGAGCAATACGGCGGGCGCTCAGATTGACATGTCGTTCCGGGTGTCCGGTGCGACCACTACAGCTTCTGGTACTGCAACTTCGGCTCGTGGCGAGTCGGGAGCGGCTAATGACCAGTTCAACCTTTCAGCGTCTCGACTGGTCACTTTGACGGCAGGGTCCAATGTTTTCACAGCGCAGGCCCTGACTTCGACGGGCACGGCGACCATCGGATTCCCGTACATCATCGTGCAGGGTCTCTAACTGGAAAGGCCCCCCACCCGAAGGTGAGGGGCCTAGTAAACCAGAGTTGGGGGGTAGTGGAACGCCTGGAGAGTCGTTTCCGCCGATTACCACCTCCCCGAACACGTTCGGAGAGTCTTCGGCGCCTCCTAATAGTGCGACTAGCAAGAGCAGGATTATCACTGTTGCTCCTTGTCCTTCGCTTCCTGAATCAGTCGAACCAGATAATCTTGCAACGACACTCCGGCTTCCGCAGCTCGCGCTTTGAGCCACCGGTGCAGGTCGTCGGGGATTGTCTGCCTGATCTGTCCCATACGCACATTCTTGCGTAACGTGCGCGTCCTGTCAATAGGTAAGGTTCAGACTGCGGGGAAGCCGGGTGTCTGCGCATAGCGCTGACCCTCCTTTAAGCGGCTTCCCCGCATCGAACCTCACACGCATCGGAGGTTCACCCATGCAGATCGTCTCTCGCGCCTCTTGGGGTGCCCGCCCTCCCAAGACCACTCCCCGACAGATCACCACTCCCACCCCGGAACTGTGGCTGCATCACACGGCGTCACCCACCGGATACGAAGCCCGAGTCCGAGCCATCCAAACCTTCCACATGGACACCCGCGGGTGGAACGACATCGCCTACTCGTTCCTGATCAACCATGAAGGAACGATCTACGAGGGACGCGGAGCGGGAATAGCCGGGGGTCACACTCAGGGCCACAACACCATCTCCCATGCCATCTGCCTGATGGGGAACTACGACAACGACACTCCGACGGTTGCTGCCATGCGTTCGATTGTCGAACTCGCCCGCCACGGGCATGTGGAGGGCTGGTGGAGGGAAGGGTTCACCGGAGGACACAGAGACGCGTCAGGAGCGTCGACGTCGTGTCCCGGCCGGAACCTCCACTCTCAGATTTCCACGCTCAACCAGTCCATCAACTTGCAGGAGGAGAACATGCCGCTCACCGACCAGGAGAAACAAGACATAGCGAAGCTGACGGTCGACGAACTCATGTCCCGGTCGTTCAACGAGTCGTTCACCACTCCGGGCACTCTGACCTCTCGGACGGTCGCGAACTATCTCGTCCAAACGTACGGGCTGGGTGTCCGATCTGTGAGAGCGTCAGAGAAAGGGTTCTCGTCGTCTCAGATTGATGCTATCGCCGGGGCGGTCTCCTCGGGTGTTGCTGCTGCAGTGGCTGACGAACTGGCGAAACGATTGGACGGATGATGACTTGCACTGTCTGCTCGTGCACGGACGCTGAAACCCGTCGTGCCCGCCACAACTATGAGACCTGTCGGAACATGCAACCCCATCCGATGCAACCTGTCGGCGACAACTGGTACTGCCCGGAGCATGACCGATGACTGACAACCTCCGGGAGATCGTAGACCTTCACCATAAGGATGTGACGGACCGGTTGAAACGGATCGAAACGAAACTCGACTCGGGCCACCACCACCACGACAAGGTTTCGTGGGCAGCACTGGTCCCTGTCCTGGTGACGGTCCTCATCGCTGTCGGCCTTCTTTCTTGACAACTGAAACCATCGAACCCTTAGCGGGGAGGAAATAGATGACACAGTTAGACGACCTGTTCGTCCGGGACCAGTCCGGTCCGGCCACCTGGTATGACCTGACAACCCCCGAAACCAGAGCGTTCATGGACGCTGTCGCAGATCGGGCGGTGGAGCTCGGCAAGGACCCGGTGTGGGCTGCCGTGCTTAAACGGTTGGAAGCCGAGTTCGACACGTCGCCTTCCGCGTCGACGGTCCGGTCGACGTTGCGTGGTCTGATCAAGGCGCGCTCCTAGTGGACGACCTGTTCCCCCGACCCCTCCGTCTCTTGTTCTTTGATATTGAGACGGCTCCCCTCCTCGGATATTTCTGGCAGTTGCGGCAGGACTACATCAATCCGGAGATGGTCGAACAGGAATGGTGGATGATCTGCTGGGCAGCAAAATGGTCCGACAGTACGAGCGTCATTTCGCGGGTGGTCAGTTCGAAGGAGGCGAAAGCCCAGGACGACAAGCGGATCGTTGAACAGCTCGCTGATCTGATCCGGAAAGCGGATATTGTCGTCGCGCATAATGGGAACGCGTTCGACATGAAAATGTTGAACACTCGTCTCGTCTTCCACGGATTGGAACCTCTCGGACAGACGCAGACGATCGACACGCTGACGGTGGCGAGAGGAACGTTCCGGTTCACATCGAACAAGCTCGACTATCTCGCCAAGTTCCTCGGATTCGCGGGGAAGCATTCGACGTCGTTCGGATTGTGGCGGGACTGCTACCACGGGTCGAAGCCCGCGTTGGAGCAGATGGTCGCTTACAACCGGAACGACGTGGTGATTCTCGAGCAGGTGTTTCACGCGTTGAAACCTCATGCGAAGAACCTTCCCCGCCTGGTCGACGCCGCCGAATACTTGCAGGATGTGTGTCCGTCGTGCGGCTCCCCCGAACGGACGAAGGATGGGTATTACAGGACGAAGGCGAATACGTTCCCGCGTTTCCGGTGCGGTGGTTGTGGCCGCCGGTATCGGAGTCGTATGAGTATCGGCACGACGAAGACTGCGGGTGTCGCTCTCTAAGACAACGTTTCGTTCCGAACCTTTGCTTAAACGGAACGAAAGCGAAGGTTGCTTATCTTCCCCGGCTTCTGTTGGGGATTGACCTCTGACGGATGACGATCCGTGCGCGGATGCAAGCCGCGGACTTCTTCGGAGGTAGGGGCATGCGGCCCGGACTCTTGCACTCGCCGGGCCTGCGTCTTCCCGACCCGGATTGGTTCCCGCTCCCGATCCGGCCCGGGACCTCGGATGGCGGGTGGTCTCCCTTCGTGGCCGCCCGCCGTCCCCCCTTTTACGAATCAATTGTTTCATTTGAGAGCGGTGCATGTGGGAGGCAATCCTGATGAAGTTGTGCGAGCGGGACATCACCGGGGAGT